CTACTATCCCTTTGTACATGAAAGGATACAGCTTCAAACTAGTGAGCAGTTCTCCCAGTGCTGCCGTTTTGCAAGTTCGTTTGTACGAATAGTAGTAATCAAATATCTTTTGTAAGATTGACTTTATACCATTTTCTACTATTATCTCCTCTTATAAAAATAGAAAAAGTTGATCCTGTATACTCTGTAACTATTTGAGTTTTACTACCATCGGACAATACAATCAGATTACCCCATGATTGAGAAAATGGCGCATTGGTATATTCCCCACTAAGATTATATATTCCAGCTCCGCCAATCGTATTTAAATCAGTACCGGGATTTATACCCCCTTTTATCGGGAAAAACTTCATCAGTTCTCCCAGAAGTGGATTAATCAGGTGTAGGTGTAATTATTTCACCTGTAATATTGGAAAAATCAGAAAAGTCTATTGTTAAGAAATTCGGTCTTGTTCTTCTAACTAATGATACCTTATACGAGATGGAAGAATCATCCGACTTAGGTAACACATACAATTTACTATTTGCATATTTAAAATCGCACCAATGCATCCCCATATATTTTATTTCTATGTTTTTAGATCCAGTAGGTATTGACATCACTCTATAAAATGCAGTATTAGCTCCCGAATAGACATATATTTCTATCAACGAAGAAGAAGTATATAAACCATTAGAATCAGCTTTATAGTCAATAATCAGACCTTTTCCTCTTTCTATATCAGTTACTGCAAATATTTTACTCATTAATCCATTCTTATTAGCCGTAGCTGTACCTATCAGTTCTCCCAGGACTTTCGCGGCAGCCGAAGAAGATGTCAAAGTTGGGTTCTTGGAACCGTCCAAAGTACGGAGCCAAGAGAAGGTGTCGGACTGGGGCAACTGGTCCTCAAACTCATCTGTTCCGGCTGCCGCAGCGGCAGCAAATGTTGATATTTCTGATGCAGCGGAAACAATCCGTGCGGAAACTAATTCTGTCATCTCATCGACGGTCACCTGTCGTTCGTTGCCGTTTTTATCCACAGCTTTAAAGCCAACTATATTATTCAAGTCCATAATGCAAATTTTAAAATTAAAACAAATACTTCACCCATGCAAAATAATTACTGTTCTCAATATAATTCGGATCATCCTCGTTGGAATATGCCTCCCTCTCAAACGATACCGTCTTATACGCCCTGCCGGCATCCTTCAACCGTACCGCCCTGACCAGCCACTCCACACCATACCAGAGATAGAATGCCAGCCCGGCCAGTACCAGCCACCAGGCGGAAAGGTCAAAACACAACAGCAAGATCCAGATAACTGTACCGATGGCAACTGCCATCTCAACCCATTGACGGGCGTGGGTACACTCATGGTTTCTCACTTTCTGAGTGATTTTCTCTTCCGGTCGCTTGCTTAAAACAAACGGACCGATTGTTATCGTATGGCAAGAACTGAACGCAAGCAGCACCTTTGCCAGAAGGTTGTTACAATATACCTTTTTCATGTTGTTCCTCCTTTTTATCTAAATAATCATTCAAAGAATCAGCCAGCAGACCGGGCAGCATGGAGGTGGAGCGTCTTATGATATCCACCTCTTCTTCGTCAATCTCGACACCTTCAGCAGTAGATTTGAATATCTTCTCAGCAAGGAGATGCGCCTTCAAACCCGCTACGTTCTTGTATATCCAGTCACCGTAGGCCTCAGTGATGTTGTTGGCTATCAGTTTTTCTTTCTTAATCCCGTCGTAAATAGGAAATTGTGCAAAATTTATTCTCATACTTTAATATTTTAAATGTTATAAATCCACCCAGGTACTTCCTCCATTCGTTGACTTGCGAATTCCGTTTCGCCCGACTGAAAAAATATAACTTCCACATCTTACATACAGAGCATCATTCGCTGTTGAAACATCCCCGGTTGATGATACAGTTATACTTCCACTTCTAATTACTGTATCCAAAATACCTTGGTATAAATGTCCGTCTATTGACTGGAACCGTTCGTATTTCATTTCAAATTTGTCGTATTGCAGCAACAAATTATCAACATTTACAGCCGACATATTAGTGCTGCCGATAAAATTATTACCGATATTGAATCCGCCAATTGTCCCCTTTGTCGCTATGATAGTCCCGGTGATATTCGCTTTCTGACAAAGAATCTCTCCGGTCTTTGTGTCCATCCTCAGATTAGGCTGGCCGTTAGTGCTGTCCTGTGACTGCATGATACCGTAAGGTGCCCCGTCCGATGTGTATCCGTTCAACTTGAACATAAATCCGGCTATGTTCGCCTTATCAGCAAGGAATATGTCGGTTACCAGACTTTTGTATTTCTGCATGGCTTCCCAGTTGGAATCTCCGTTAGCGGATGTAGGAGCCGCTGATACAGAACTTCCATAGTTGCGCACAAGAAAATTGTAATAAACTTCACCTATTTTGTGAATGATCTTGTCACGCTGTTTTGCATTCCATACGTATGTCTGTCCGGAAGCCCATACACCTCTGTCATAAGGGAACGCACCCGTAGCTCCTGTTGCTCCTATGGAACCATCATTTGCAACACCCACACCCTTCTCGGCCACATAATTGTCATTCCAAGCAGCAGCATCGGAAGCTGATTTATAAGCCCGGACGGCAAACTGGGTGTATCCGGCTGTCGCAGGTACGGATATCTGGCTGTTCAGTGTCGCACCTACATGAGCCAGCCAGCTTCCGTTGTATTTGCGGGCTGCCAGATAAAGCGTGCTGCACGTGCTTACATTGCCTGCCACATTCTGTTTGCAAGTGACAAGGAATCCAGACGGGGATGGCGTGCCTGTTGAAGTGAAGTTGATCACGCTGACAGGACTGTCCAGCCAGTAGGATGCCGACGGTCCGACGGGGGCAACCATCTCCTGCCAGTCCGCATGTACCGTCCGGTTCGCAGATCTGCCGGCGAGGATGTATCCGCCGTCTCTTTTCCTGCGGAGTCTGCCGTTTCTGAACTTGGCGATTTTAATAGGAGGGTTGGAGGTTTCAACCTTGCTTAAGTAAGATCCTCCGGCAAACGATACTGTACTGTTCTTGGCATACGGAGTATTGGCGGATTCCCAATGACCGGCTGCTGTGATGCTCTCACCATCCTTTCCGTCACTGCCGTCCACAACCATCGGGACAGTTTCGACATCAACCGCCTGACCGTTCACGTAGAACACGAACTTCAAGCTACTGGTAAAATTACCGGAAGCCACCCCGACACCATCACCGATGGGAACCTCGGCCGCACCGTCACGACTGTACTTCAACTCCCCGTCCGTTGTGGCCGTAGTGACCGCACCGACTGTTTTCATACGCCGACAGGATACCGAAGCTACACTGTAACCGCCGTTCTTGTTCTTGCTGACCATCGTGGCCGAAGTGACAAGGCTATAAATTACCGCATCGGAACCGTCCGCCCCGCCACGGACACCGGTTATCTTGAAAGTCAGTTCACGGGTATAGAGCTGCCCGTTCTTCATTGCAGCCAGTGTGATGGTGACCGTATTCTGTTCCGGAACCGACTTTCCGGCAGCGACGGATATCGCCACCGCTCCGGTGGCCTTGCTTGTGCTTGCCGTGAAACCGGCAGGCGTGCTGACTGTCAAAGATTCAAGGGTGAGTTTCTCGGTACCGTACCACATGGACACATGGGTAGTCCATGACTGTGCGGAAGTAGTAACGCCGGTACTGGTAAGAGCGACGCTCACCATCTCATTGTCAAGGTCTGCCATGACATTCGACTCCCCGTCCTTACTCCAACGGTGCACAGGGGCCGGAGTGCTCCATTCACTCCATACTCCATCACGCTTCACACGTTTGCACGCCCATTCCACCTGATGGTCGGCATCCACGCCAAGAAAATCATCTGTCCAGCCTTCCGGTATATAATCATCCTGCTGCTTCGATTCCGGCTTGTCAGGGGTAAGGCCGATGATGTTGGTACGGGTGTAGATCCACTCGTAACCTTTGCCGTCCTTACCGTCAGTTCCGTCTTTGACCATGACCATCCACAAACCATTCCGGTATATGTAAGTACAATGGTCAGCCGTATTTCGGTAGCTGTCACCCTCCTTGGGATTGGACGGATGGGATGCGAACTCACCTAGAAAGGTGATGCTCTCACCTTTAAGTTCACGACCGTCCAGCAGTATCTCCCAATCTTCATGCACGGTCCAGTCGGCTGACTTCCCGGCAAGGATATAACCGCTATCCTTTTTGCGACGATAACTGCCATTCCTGAACCTTGCGATCCTGATGGGAGGATTGGATGTCTTCACCTTGGATAAAAAGACACAGTTGGCAAGAGTGACCATTGTATTGGCTTTGTACGGGGTTTTGGAGGATTCCCAATGACCGCCACCTACTACGGACAATCCCGGATCACCTTTTTGCCCTTCCGCCACTTGTTTCAGCCATGCCGGATTATCATCTGACGGTTCTGTTGTTGTTCCATTATCATCAACACACAACCACAAAGCCCCGTTATGTGACACCCGGTCATAGTAGGCGTACTTACCTGAAACCCATTCACCCTTGTCCAAGGGTACACGAACTGTCTGTCCGGTGATCTCATCAACTTGAAAGATAAGCCCGGTCATGATGATGTTCTGAAGAACGGCTGAGTAACTGTCCGCATTAATACCGGCTACAGTCATACCCTTCTTCTTGCCGAACCAGCTCTTCATCTGTGCCGGCTCCGGGTCCCAAGTGTTGGCATTGTCAAAGAATGTAATACAGTTATTTCCGTTGACTGAATCAATAAGTATATAAGTCTGACGTTCCGGGTCCGTAAAGTTACCTGTTTGTGCCAATACCATCTGCTCGGCAGGTTTCCAGTCAGAATGCCCCGGACGGGGAATGACAGTAAACTTCTTGGCTGTATAATCTGCGGCAGTCACCCGGAATTTCATTTCTTCAAAGCCGTTCAGCTTGCCTTCGCTATTTTTAGTCACAAAATAGGTGGTAAGGATGTCATCAACAAACTGGCTCAATCCGTCCGCATCCGTCAGATCGGGAGTGATGGTGTAGGTTCCATCGCCGTTATCCACGTATGACAATACGGTACAACCACCACCGGGGGAGTTTACCATACGTCCTTTGAAATAGGTTGTACGGTTATAAGCTATTTCAGGAACAAACAAACGCTTACGAAATACACCGCTTTCCATTTCAAGATTGCCCTTTTCGTCTATGTATCCACCTAATACACCAGTAACGAAATCACCGAACTTGGCGTATTTCTTAATGACAGTTCCGCCCAATAATGATAAAAGAAAATTTGTAGAATCCTCCTTGTCTTTGCGCAAAAAGTATTTGGTGAGCTTTTCTAAATCGGAATTATCCATGTTTTCTAGAATCCCGATAAATATGCGCCCAATCCTTTCAGCTGTATTCTCTCCTTCTGTAGATGCGTTTCTTACTTGAAGAGCCAGTTTCTTTAATATGTCAACAGAATCGCTCATTCTCCTATTACACGAAAAACAGTTCTATTAGATTTTAATTTCCCTTCACCGTTATAAAGTGGCATACCGCATTCTTTTAGGTAAAGCACGCATTCTTTCAGGTAGCGGTCAGCTATACTACATGCATCGCTATACACCATCATCTTTTCCTTGAATACTGTATGACTGCTATATTCACCTTCCTTGTTTACGAAGCCGAAACGGGATACATTCCCATCTCCATTTTTGACAATACAGGCATAGGTATAATAAGCCAAAGCTACGCGAAGTCCAGTGATGATTATCTTCTTTTTACATTTAGTTTCATAAGTACCTCCGTCAAGCAGTAGCTGGTATTTTTCAGGATTTTTTTTCACGTCAAGGAACAGTTCGTCTCCCAACGCTGATTTGATGTAGATATTCTCCGACTCACGGATGTAGGTTTCTATCTTGTCAGGATCGAGATGTACAGACATTCCGCGAGACAAAGCCGATACCTCATCTGTTGTTATTAGATACTGCTGCATTTCGTACATACTTTAATGGTTCAACACTATAATCATTAGAGGGGTTGACTACCTCATACCAATAGCTGAATATACGGCTAAAGGTACGCTCAATTAAGCGCTGTTGCTTGCTTACGATAGAATTGTAATACTCGAAAGCATCTTCCAAAATATCGCCTGAGAATCCGACTTTACCAATACGGATGCAATACCATGGCTCTTGGCCATAAGCTGAATAAATACGTTCAACCACACTTGCGTCAGTAACGGTAAATTCTTTGTCGTAATTTTGTGAGTTCAGATTTATTATTTCAGGTTTTTCCTCATCGCTTTCTAAAGTAACTTCCATAATCTTTCCTGCATTCGTATCACCTTGCAACTGGATGAGTGTATTTGAGAAACTGTCGTCATCGTCTGTATCTTTCACTTCGTTGCCTTCTTCGTCAAAGGTTATGTTCGATCCCTTTTTGGTGAATACCATAGCGCCAGGGAAGAAATTATTTCGTACATTTCTGTACTTGACATTGGACAGCCCTTCATCGGTACTCATTTCTGTAGCCACTCGGTCACCTTTCCCGACAGGATAAGTATTTTTCCCGGCCATTGACACCCATAGGATTTGACCTTTGTAGTATTCAATGCCTCCGGCAGCTTCTATTTGAGCCAGTATCACATCTTTTTGAGGGTTAAAAACATCTATATAGTCGATGTTTTCTTTCTTGACCTGCAGAGCTTTCCCTTTACGTGTCTTCTTTCCGCTCCAGTCTGGATGTACTGCTATTTTTGCCACATAACCGTTTTCATCTTCTTCTGTCAGACGGCAATTTTCAAACGGTACGTGCTGCATCTCCACTATCTCACAGAAAACATTGTAGTTAACATGGATTGCTATTCCATTGAGTTCGGACATGTCTTTACATAGTAACATGTGCACATCATCCAATGTGTCACCTTTTCGATTGACTACATATTTGGAAAAAGCAACCTCACGGAATCCGTTTCCTTCAATGAAGTCAGCGAAACGGTCTGAGCATTCAGATGCAGTAGAGCTTGCAGCAATGATATTCTTTAATGTCTGCGGATATAGGTTGTCCTGTCCGTAGGCTTGAATTCCTAGATTTTGTAAATAGCTTGTATCAATGCGGTTACTGCTTTTCTTTTTTAGATCTCTTACTCTCATATTCGCGAGGTTTACGTTCGTCCTTTATTTCTTTTATTCAACTTTATCTTCGCCTTCTCCATTCATTGCGTTCACAATCTCAATGGCCTTGCTTAGATGCAGATTCAGAGCTTTTTTACTGATCTTCTTGCCGTTGATTTGGAAATCTTTCAACGTGTCAGCCACGGATTCTTCAGAAACTCCGTCTTGTAATGATTCTACCATTGAATCAAGCAGGCTTTGATTGTATCCACATTTGTTAACACGTTCTTTCCAGTCCGTAGGTACATGGGCGAAATAAATTTCACCTTTCGGATTTTTGGCAAGGTACTTTTCAGCAACTTCATCAGTGAGGTTATCATTAGTGTACATTTTATTGCTTCCGAACTCCGGTTGAAGCAGGACACCATTTTTTAATATATAATTACATTTTTCTTTCATACGGTTATTCTTTTTGATGTAAACAGTCATTTCGATTACAGCATCGCGATAGCAGTCGTTACATGATGTTTTGGTGAATTCTTTTCCTAATACTTCCTTGTACAATCTTTCTATCTCCGATTTATCAGAAGAGGAGTAGGAGGGAAGATCTCCTAGCTCCTTTAATTTATCAACCACTTCTTTTAATTCCATGATCATTCAGCTGGTTTTGTCAGTGTTTCAACAAGTGTTTTTGTCGCATCGTAAGATGTCTTGTACAAGAATAATGCTGATTTGGGAACCTTGGTTTCTTGCAAAGAGATATTCCATCCCCCTTCCGTTTCTTCAGAGTACTTGTCATTGCCGATCTCTGCGGCTTTCAAACCTTGGTAGTAACCGTAAACCTGAAAAGCTGAATCTCCCGGATTTTCGGTTTTATTTAACCCTTTGGCTTTATTTTCCAATACAACGACAAAATCACCGTTAGCAAGCCCGTCAATAATGTCATTGCATACATCGGGGTCATTTGCTAATACAACCATGTTCACTGTGTTAGTAAACGTGTTACGATAGGTTCCTGTTGCCAAGGTTGTATTGGTACCAGTAAAGGGGGTTGCACCGAATACCTGTACCTTGTAACCTTTTTTACCTGTTTTCAGCGCAAGAGCTTCTATCACATTCTTGCGGGTCGTGTTGAAAGTAACCGCACCGAAATCCACTTCTGCACGATTCATTATTACGCCCTCCTGTTCCAATCCTGGAACAATAGGATCATCGCACGATGGTGCGATGTCCTTTTTGATTGTTATATCACATATTGCCATATTTGCTCTTTTTCGTTAGTATGCTACCTGTACCAACTCATCTTCGCCAATCATGGAGCCTAATTTTCCTGTTGAATAAATGTAGTTCTTGCGGGCTTTCTTATCAAACCAGATATCCAAGTCCGACATCGGTTCGGTGCCCTCACATCCATACATCAAGTTCTCAGGAGAACATAAAACAGCACGATGCGGTAAGTTAAGTTTGGTTTTGTTGTTCTGATAGGCTTGAATAAATCTATCCCAAATGGAACATTTAACGATGGTTGTTCCATCGTATTTGCTGACCTCTACACCGTCAAATACAACTTCCCAGGGCATGATTACCTTGTACTTTTCTTTCATATCGTGAGTCAGAGCATCGCACATTGACTTGGTGGCGAAAATTGCGCATCCGTCTTTTTGGAAAATCCGGCTGTCGGCATCTTGCAACATCGCATCGAATATTGATGTGGCAATGCCTGTTTCTTTCATCTTTGATTTTTGTAATGCATATGATTCTTCTGCGTTGGCTGCAATTTCAGTGTGCTGTTCGGCATTGTTGGTACAGATGGCAAACAGACGTTTGAAAAAACCGTCACATGTTTTAAATAGTTCGATGTTTACTCCGTCAGTGATTTGACCACCTCCAGTGACAGACGCTGCTGATTTATCTCCAAACCATGTAAAACGCCACATCATTTTCATCATAGCTTCAGACAGCTTCGGCAGTACAATACCGTCCATATATTCGGTCGATGTCAGGTCTCCTATATTTGTTCCCGTTTTAAGGCAGTACTTGGCAATGGTGTTTTCCAAGTCTGTATAGCACATTTCCAAAGGAATTTGCCAATCCCCGATTTCCCATTCCTTTTGGGCGGCAGCGATAGCCACTTTTTTATATTCAGGGTCGCATCCGGAGCCGGCTACTCCGATATCTTCCATTTCACCGATAAAACCTGCTTTTTTACCGTTAGTCACATTGGGCATAAACGTCATAAAACGCTCCATGTCCTCGTTTTGAAAGACTGTTAACTGAATAAGGTCTTTCAAGTCTTTTACAGCCTGATTATCAGGTGTAAGTTTGTCAAAATCTAAAATAGGCATTTCCCCTCCTTTTATTACTTGTTGTTTCTTTTTTCTCTTTCTTCACGAAGTTTTCTCTGAATAGGCGTTTCATTTTCTTCTACTCCTTTTATACCCTTGTTGAACGTTTGGGTACGAGCTGACACTTTATAAGTACTACAATGTTTTGCCAGCCAGTTTTCGCCCCCGGCCATACGGACTGCGTTCAGAATCTTGTTGTCCTCAATGGTACGGGCATTCGTCTTTAGAGAAGCATTCTCAGTTTCCAACTCTTCTATACGGGCTTTTAAAGCTTTCACTTCATCCTCTTCCAATTCATCAGGATCTTTAATTTCTGTAATAACGCCATCTGTCACAATGATAGTCTTTCCGTCAGGCATGACATGTTCGCCATCGGGACTTGCTGTATCTCCTACTTGGGGTTCACCTTCATCTCTTTCCACGGTAAGCGTGTTACCTTCGGCATTTGTCAATTCCATAGATACGACCTGTACGTCTTCAATTTTTTGATAGCCGCATTTGGCCAGCAGCCTGTCTATGATAGTCTGCTTCACTGTTACTTCTTTTTCTTTGTTCATTTTTTTGTTATTAAATGTGTAAGTTCTCCCTTTGGCAGTTGTAGGCATAAGAACGGTCGTGATAAAACCTAATTGTTTGGCTGTTTCACCACCAAACCAACCGGCTTTATTCATTTGGGCTTCGATAACTGAGGCTTCCGATCCTGTGCGTTCTACATACAAAGCTAGCATCTTGTTTTTTTCACTCTCCAAGTTTGATTTTATTGATTCTAGGGTTTCAAGATCAAGGTCTCCATCGTATGAAGCCATATAAGGCTTGTGAATAACCTAAAATCCGCAACTATCATTCAATACACGATTAAGGGTAGATTTATGAATC